ATAGACGTTCGAAATCTAGTTCCTGCTCTGTGTATAGATTTGACATGGCGCTCATTATGCACCAGCCATTTCTAGAACTTCCCACTTTTTACGTGAGTGAAAGACTGGACGATAAATATAATCTCCAACAGCATAAGAAATAAAATACTCTGGAGCTTTAAAAGCCTTTTCCTTTTTGATGATTACGCGAACTTCGCCATCAATAACTATTGCATCGCCAGCTCTTAGATTGCCTGTAGTCTTAAACATTTTTACCTAATCTCTGTAAGGGTTTCGGATTTCCTTACATGACTAAAACTACTCAGATTTAGACATAAGTCAAAAGTACCTTACGCATGTCGTATAACGATTTGATAACTATTTGAGACGGGTCTTCGTCCTCTAAATAGGGGATACCTATCTCAGCGGCTGCGGCCATAGCGCTTCCCGTGGACTGCGAAGGTGCCATCCTTCTCTATATAAATAAGGTCAATCTGGACACCCTTGGCATCCTCGGTAATGATTTGTATGGATTGCTGCCAGTTAGCTGTACCTCGGGTGTAATGGGCCTGTTTTAAGTCCATTAGGTGTCCAGCATCCACTCCACGGTGGACACGTCTTAAAACCCCGTTAGAAGCCTCAGAAAAGGCACTCTGGCCGGCTCTATGCGTGTGTCCGCAGATGACGTTTAGGCCCATCTTACGGGCATGTGTGAGCGCCGTCATACCGGCATGAGGGCTTATGCTGCCTTCGTCTCCGTGAATGGCTATCCAGCCTTTAGCGATGTTGTATGGCTTCTTATGGTACTGAATCCCGAGCTCATCGAATCGCATAAATTTTTCGTAGCGCAGCTCTGGCAAGGCTAGAAAAGCTGGAATCTTGCGCATGATGACGTTATAAAGTCTATCCGTATGATTGCTACGGGTTATATGGGCTTCCTTGGCATACTCGGTAAGGCCCCAGAGAATCTCGATGGCTTGCTCTCGGTCATCGTCAAGAGTCTGTTCGAACCAGCCCATCTTATTCTCTTCCCATTTTGACACTTGGGGAAGGTCTAACTCATCTCCGAGAATTACTACAGAGTCCGGCTTAAACGCTTTAATGAACGCGGTTACATTTCTTACAGCTACCGCATCGTGGTACGGGATTTGTAAGTCTGGCACTACTACGGTTCGCTTAATCGTCATCCTCATCTTCGTAGGGGATATTGTCTATGCGATTAGGAAGATTAGGGATAATCCAATCTGGAAACGTCTCACGGTCTGAGAGCATCCAGAAGGCATGAGTTTCAGAGAATCCACTACGGCGTAAAGCCTTGTAATACTCGTTCATAGCTATGCAATAAGCATCTAGCGCAGAATAAGTATCAAGGTCTATAACTGGTCGCTTCCTCGCCATGCTTTATTATCTATCTAGAAGTATGTTATAAATCTCATCGACACGCGTATTGAGTCTCTTAATTTCAGAGAGTAAATGCGTAATGACGTAACCGGCTAGGCCGCCAAGGATAGTAATGCTAGCGATGTAGAGAGTAAAGAAATCCTGTTGTGTCATTTGTTCGGGCTCGCGTATCCGAATACCCCAGCCACGATAGAGCCAAGGATTGAGCGGTAATCGAGAGCGAAGTTAGATGTAGTACCCCAGACCGCTAGGAAAGCGCCAAGTGACATTACATAGGGATTCTTCATGTTCATTTATTTATTCTCCTCTAGCATCGGTATATTAAATAGCGAGCCGTCTTTATCACCCTTGCTCGTAAAGCTGCAGTGCATATGATGGCGGTGCTGATTGCTCCCCATATATTTACGCCAAGCCCAAGATTTCTTCGGGCTGGCAATAAGGCCATCAAATATGATGTAGGACAGTCTTCCACCATCTCTTTTAGACTTGGCAAGTAATCGTAGTTGGTCCGCAAGATAAGGCATGACGTCTGGCTTTGGTACTCCATGTAAATCCCTGTCAAGGTCAATCGCTCGCACGATACCATCCTTAGCAATATGGTCTGAAACACCACCTGCGACATGACGTGCATCGGCAATCCAGCCATCGGAACGCTTGTCACGGTCTGGATATACACTGTTAACTTGCTGCCTTAGCGTTACACCAGCTGCGCATAATCTGGCACTCATGCCAGTAATGCAGCTACTTCATCTTGAGTTAGACCAAGCTTGGCCAATACTTCTAGCTTCTTAGCTTCGAGCGCTGCAGCTGCAGCATCTTCTTCTGCCTTCTTCTCAGCTGCTAACTCTGCCTGATAGGCGAGTTCTGCAACCTCAGCATCGGTGAGCTCGATAATGCTCTCCACGCCTGTCTCGCAGTTGATTTCGATTCGTGTTGGATTAGGCATTTTTGACTCCATATAGATAGGCGGTTGAGTTAGTCACAAAATTTCCAGATGTAAAGAATCTGAATGTTAAAGATGTAATAGCTGCCTGAGTTGCCGGATTCCAGAGTCCAGCGCCTAACTGCGCAAGCGAGGCTGTTGCGTTATTTTCCGAAACTGAATTAGCACTAAAAGACTTTGCAGCGGATGTGTTGGTGTAGTCAGGAATATAGATTTCAGTATTTCCGAAAGTGCTGGCTGTGCCGCCGTTTCCTTCTCCAACTTGTGCGATGCTGGAAGTAAAGCTATTTGAGTTAGCGGCTGAACCAGTACCATAAAGGACTCTAGCGGTAAAGTTACTTGATGAACCGTTGATGTCCATGTAGATATCATCCCAAGCGTTAATACCGGCAGAGTTCCTGACTGATAATTTTACGCATAAATCTGTATAAGTGCTTGGGATGCTTGTAAAAGATATATTTGCTTGAGCGCTTGGTACGGTAACAGCCGAAATAAGTTCAAATGTATTTGCCATTATGCCGCCTGAATTCCGTAGAGTGTAATAACTGTTCCTGCTTGAATTGAATTAGTACCGTTTGGGCTAATAAAGTCAATTCGGTTTATTGCGTTAGTGTTGCGCCATAATGCAACTGTTTGCTGTGCTGCATCTCCTGCTGCATACTCAGCAATAAACGCAGTCTTAAATGTGGTTGAATTTGAATAGTTTTGAAATGTTAAAGTCTGCATACGGTTATTTGCCACCGCTGCATACATTTCAGTAATGTTAGAGCTACGGGCAGAATATGCAGAAGTTCCGTTTCCGCCTAAATATGTTCTTGAATAATTAGTTCCGTTATCTGTGTTTAAGCGGATAAGGACATAACCATTTGTATCAGAACCAGTCAGGCGAACAATTAGGTCTGTGTAAGAACCGCTAATAGAAGTAATCGCTACGCTGCTGGTATTGCTTGGTACTGTGTAGCTTGATATCGGGGTGTATGTTGAACCGGCTGCCATGATTACCCCTTAATTCCGTATAGTGCGAATTGGCTAAATTCTTGGATATTGCTTGCGCCATCTGTTGTTTCAAAAGTAATACTAGAAATCGCAGTAGTTGAATTGACGAACTGGCTGCCTAAAGTCAATCTGCCTGAGCCGTTGCAATCATCTCCAGTTAATGCTCTAACTGTTGGATTCTTTGTACCCGCTGCATAATCAATAATTTCAATTATTCCAGCACCAAAAATTCCGCTGGTTGCGCTAGTTCCGGGTGCTTCTAGAAATATGCCGTTAATAGATGGCGCACCTGCACCGGCTGATGCGCTTGCTCCATCTCCTGTTAATGAATGGCTATAAGTTCCATAAGAACCATTCAACCTCATTACCATGCCGCTATTAGCAACACGTGACCGACCTGAGCGCGCAAGATAGCGAACTTGAATTGTTTTATAGGTTGATGGAATAGAAGTGAATGAGACGGTTGTTGTTCCACCTGAACCAACGGTTACGGTCGCAATCGACTCATAACTACTAGTTACAGGCGGTACGCCAGTACCGTGTAAAGCTACTATGCCGTTAAGCATTACCCAATAGCCCCTACAACGTACCAAGTGTCTGTAGCTGTCTTAATGCAAGCCGCGCTCTTATACTGCGCAAGCGTTGGAGCCGCTGCAACTGCACCTGCTGAAAGAATAGTAGTAGTGCCGCTTGTCACTGCAGAAATAGTTACAGCTCCGGCACCCTTATTAAGCACCGTAATCACGGTACCGACTGGATAAGCTACAGAAGCGTTGGTAGGAATTTTAAAGGCTACCGCTGTAGCTTTGTTCATAGGTACTAGCACTTGGTACTGGTCTGCTAGGACTGCAGTGTAATCCGCTGTCTGGTCTGTACCGACGGTGAAAACCGGAAGCGAATTATAAGTCGCTGCGGTGAGGACGTCACCAGTATTTACAGGGAATGTAGCCATTTATGCTCCTAGTAGCTTAATGTTGAGACTCCGATTATACCGTAAGTAGAGCTCCCGATTATGAATGAATCAAGAATAGGTTCTAGCGTGGTGATAACGGCCGTCATGCGGTTTGGTGTGATATTCCAGTTAAGACCCTGACACTGCAGAGTTTTAACTATAGTTGAGCCGTCTGGCTGCGTGTTAGTGATTTTAAGATTATCGAAAAATTGAAGTCCGATAATAGTATTAGTAGGTACTGCTGGGTCCAATAAATCGACTGTGAGTTCATCGATTCTGATAGTGGTTTCTTTACGGGTGGCGGTATAGGCGCGAGCGATATTGGTAACTATCTCGTCTGTCTGAGCGATTAAGTTATCTTGGGTAATGCTGTGTGGAAAATACTTATCGATAGAAGATTGGTCATAAACCGTAATAGGGCTGCCGCCTACACGTGTAAAAGTCGATGAATTAATAATCAATTTATCGTCGAACGCGTACTTGATATTTTGATAAGGAATTCCACCGGTTTGGTTAAACTCGATAGGCGCAGCTGCTAGAGAGCTTGAGACTTCCGCTCGGCTCTTAAATATTGCCGTGCCGCTACCATCCATATAAAACGCACCGGATTCCGAGAACTCAGCATTTTTCAAAGCATCCAGAGAAGTTCTTTCGGTAGCTGGGTCTGCTACGCAAGTATTAGCACCGGTAGCAATAGTACGCATAGAAAGAGGAAACGAAACTTGGTCCAGAATCTTTCCGATTCTAGTTCCCGTATATTGGCCGGCTGTAGCATCCGCAATAGTAGTGACGTTAGCCATCTGGAAAAGTCTAAAAGCATCGCTGCAGTAAATATCTACGTAGCCTGTTTCCTGATTTGTAGGATAGGAATATTTGTAGTCCGTAACATAACCGCTAAAGAGGAAGTGTTCGTCTGTGTCTGTAGTAGCTGATATACGAATCTTACGAAGCGGCGTTAGATAAGGATAATAGATACTGGTAGTGGACTGTGGGTTAAAGTTAGAATCTGGGTCTAGAACGCGCACAACAGCCGTACCAGCTTCGTAAGTATCGCGCTGGATGTTACGGCCACGGTTAATAGTAATCTGATAGACGTTAGGCGTAAGGTCAACTACTGGGAGAACTACGTCGGATGAACCGAATCGAGACGTGCCTATAACACCGTACTTAGAATCTCCAAAAACAAAACCGGTACCGAAGGTCGCTCCAGAGCTAAAGTCGAACGATACGGCGATATTTGCTGGTAGCGCCATTAGCCACCGAACATTCCAGAAGAGCGGTTAACGCCTGTAGGTGTTCCAGATAGCGACTGATTCTGCATAGATGAAGCAATAGCCTTACCGTCGAGCTGCACAACTACTTGGATAGGTCCAGTTAGGTTAGATGCTTCTTCTGCTCTACGCCAACTTCCCGGAGTCGAATTCGGGAATGGAGTTACGTTAGTTGTAACTGGTGTAGTTGGTACAACTGGTGCGGCTGGTAGTTGTAAAGGTGTTAAAGCGAGAGCGGCTGCGGCCTTCTGGCCTAGTGTTACTAAGTAATCTTCAAGGTAAAGGAAAGGATTTCTAGCATCCGGTAAAGTCTGCCAGAGTTTGTATAGATTGCCTGTAGCATCTTGAGACATGAGAATTTGCTTAGTAAGAGATTTTGCCACTTCTTCATTACCGTTAAGTAATGCTAGCTGCGCTTTAGCTCTAGTTTTCTCTTCTTCACTGAGATTACCTTGAAGCGCTGCAATTAGGTTAGCTTGGTCTAAATCAAAGACTCTGCCAAGCTTCTTTAGTGCGGCTTGCTTGCGCTGCTCTTCTGTAACCTTCTTCTGCTCTGCCGCTAATGCTTTGGCTCGCTTAAGCGCATCGGTTTCTAGCTTGGCAAGTATCTTGGCTTGCTGAGTTTTGGTAGGTGTATCGTCCTTAACCTTCTTAGGAGCTGTAGAGCTTATGCCACCTTGCTTGCCTACGAAGCCTTGGAAAATGTCTTTAGGAAGATTCTTAAGGTTATTGAGAACGCTAGTCAATCCGCCTACAGCTGTACCAGTTGCGAAAGTAATTCCGTTAATGGCCTTGGCGATGTTATTGATAACCTTAACTGCATCGCTGGCTTCTGTTCCACCGCCGGCGCGAGCTAGGGCATTTACCAAGCCTTCTCCGATAGATTCGCGAGCGTTATCAACTGCAACAGTGAGCATGTCGAACTTAAAAGAAGTAGTCGATAGATAAGCATTGGCGGCTCCGGATGATTGCTTTAGCAAGATACTTAGCACGTCTGAGAATGACTTACTCTTAAGTTCAGACTGTGTAAGGCCGGTGTTATATTTCTTAAGCCCCTTCGTGATGCCTACATAACCATTGGCAAGGTCTTGCGCGACTACGGATAGCTCTACACCCTTGGCGCGGCTGATTGTGATGGCATTGGCTAGAAGCTTCTGTGACTGGGTTAATGAGCCAGTGGTAGTGAGAAGAGCTTGGAAAGCTGGACGTAGAACGTCATCTGCTACCCCTGCGCTAGATTCAAGCTCTGAAATGTATTTGGTAATAGCTGGGTTAGCAAAAGAAATACCTAGGTTATTAACTGCTCCTGAAAGTCTAAGCGCTGCCGCTTCGTCTTCTGCAAATGCTTTAACTGCAGCCTTGCCAAATGCTGTAACAGCACTAAGGCCAAGGCCGATACCTAGACCAGATGCGAAGCGCTTTACTGTCTTCTCTAGAGTTGCAACATTCTTAGCTGCTTCTTTAAACGCTGGCTTACCGGTGTATTCCGCGGCGATATTGATAGCGACGTTACTCATTATGCAGCTCTCTTTAGGTCAACTATTTGTGTACGGTCATTAAATTTCTTAGTAGTGTTTTCGATTGATTTAAACACTGCAGCGTTAGCGCGGCCTTGAGTCTTATCCCAAGCTCTAAAGATTAGGCGGCCCATCAAGCGATGGTCTCCCTTACGAGCTGGTCCATAAAGATTGCCGAGATTAGAAATAAACTGGTTCCCTGCATACGGATTAACCGAACGAGAAACACCCTTAGAAGCTCCGCCGGCTTTAGGACCTACCCAAGTTTGACCCTGACCATTCTTACGTCCAGCGGTTTCATAGATTGCACCAGCCATAGTCTTATTCTGGATGCGTACAGTGTTAGAGAACCCTGCTCGGTTAGGCTTCGATGGAGTAGTTTTATAAACAATACCGCGACGAATCTCCGAAGCGTTATACGCTGGGAACTTTCCTTTACGGAACATAGAAGTAGCTGCGTTAATGCCTTTACCATTTGCTGCATGCCATCCACGCATAGGTGATTCGGTTGGAACGAATCCGCGAGCTTGAGCCACGATAGGCTTTAGGACTGCTCCTAATTCCTTAGTAAGCTCTTTAGCAAGGTCTGGAGCGTACTGGTTAAGAGCTTTACGAAGAGCGATTGCGCCTACTACTTCTGTTGGCATTAGTACGCTCCTTCGCTATGTCTCTTAAAACTTCTATGTGTGCCTTAAACATTAACGGCGATAAGTCGATAATGCTTTCAACCGGAACCCCGTACTCATAACTTAACTTCGCAGCTATGTATGAGACGGAATTCCGGTCTATGCCAAAGGGTCGGAATCTACTACGTCAACTTTCGTTAGCGTGTCTAAGAACTCCGGCATTGGCTTTACTTGTACGCCACTAAGGCGCAAGCCTTCGAAAGCGAGCCAGTAGATATCGGACTGTTTCTGCAATTCGAGAAGCGCTTTGTGAAAGCCCATCCCTACATGCTGTTCGAAGTTATATTCAAGTCGAGGAGTAATCTCCACGTTATGAACTGAACCATCTTTCATCGTTACTACTAGTTTTGCCATCTTTTAGCCCCTTTGTTTAGTTATTAGAATGTGCCAGTTTCGGTCTTTGTAACTCCGCCTGATACGTTGAATGTAACAGACTGAGTAGATAGGTCGCCTACTGCACCGTTGATAGGTGTAATAGAGTTAATAAGACATAGGCCCGAAAAGAATGGGTTTGCAGCTGAACCAGATGCTGTCTTATCGTTAGCTACTTTAAAGTAAGCATTTGTGCCTACGAGTGTGTTAAGTGTCTGTAGAACAGCGCTTGAAGCGTTGTCATTGATAAATTCGATAGTTAGTGTCGAAGTTTCTAGGCCAGCAATCTGACGGACTCCGGTATCGCCCATCGCGGTGACAGGAATTTCGTCGAAAGAGCGGGTCAAAGTAAAGCTAGTGCAATACGCACTGAGGTCGATGTTTGCTGGGTCAGATGAGCCGAGCTTTACGCCGACTTTGTTATTAATAAATTGTGCCATGATTATTCTTCTTCCTTCTTTGTCGGTGTAGCTGGCTTAGGTGCTTCTGGCTTAACTTGACCGATTCGTTCAAGCCAAGCCGCGTTAGATGTATCGGTCATGCTAGCTCCATTCTGTGAGTGTTGAAACGGATAGATTACATGTGAGTAAATCACCCGTAGCGGATGAATAAACGCTAGGTGCGCTTACGCTTCCAACATTCATGTGAATAGATGAACTAGCGAGCTTATTAAATACAGCTACGAGCATTGTTTCTATTCCGTTTAGGTTGCCTTCGTTATCCAATAATGGAACGAAGATAGAAATAGTAAAGTTAGCCATAGGGCTAATAGATGCGTACTGATTGTTATTTGGAGTCAAGTACGGGTCCGCTGGGATAATAACTACGCTGTTCGCAATAGGTGTAGCTGGCGGAAATGCAAAAGTAGAATAAAGAGTGTCATCTACTAGCGCTGTAGCCAGTGTTGTACGAAGTGTAGTTATCGCAGTCATTATCCCACCATGGAATTAGGAGATAGGTACGGAGCGATTAGGCCACGTACTCGCGCTACGAGAGTGTTAGACATTGTGAATGGTGAAGGAGTAAATCCATCTACTGACATTCCTTGGCCGCTTGGCGCTTGGCGAGCTTGCCAGATTGCTTCGGCGATAAGAAGGCTGGCAGTTTGAATAGCTGGAATAGTTGAGTAATCTACATAAATTTCAGCTGTAACTAAACCAAATGGGTTAACAGGATGGAAAGGTGTGGATGTATTGTTATTGCCAGAAATAGCATAAGTGATTGACTTCTCACCTACTGCAGTAATAGTTTTATTTCCATTATGCTTTGAGCCTGAGCCAGAAATAACTACGCTTTGACCTACGTAAAATACTTCATTTACATAGTCATCAAAATAAGATGTGCCAGTATTTGTAGTATTGCTATGACCTATTAGCGGTGTTGTGTTACTCCATAGAAAAGGCAACAATACGTTATCAGCACTATCGCAGACTTCTTGAAGCACGGAATCTTGGTACAGGGTACCCACTCCGAGTGCGCTTCTTAATTCTGCAACTGTTGTAGTTGACATTGTTATCCTTTCTAAAGACTTAGTGGGAGTGCAAGGGCTCCGGCACCCCCACTAAGCGACTTAGGTTCTCTTATTAAGAGAGGTTGAAGCGGCGGATACCAGCTCCAGCGGCCTTCGCGTGAATTGCGAGGTAGCCGTACATGTTGATTTCAATTTCGCCAGATGTCAAAACATTTAGACGAAGGTTTGTTACAGGTGACTCCCAGACATATACGCTATTTGGCGCAACGAGGAACGCTGACTCATCAACGATTCCTGATACTGAGATGTTATGGTCAACTACGAGGTCTGCACCAAGTACGCGGCCTACAACAGAGTTGATAGTTGCGTTACCCTGAGCGTTCATAGGTGATTCAGCATTGAATAGCGCACGGCCTGTTGTGTCTGCGTATCCGAGGATAGCTGCCCACTGGTCTGTAGATGCTACGAGCTTGTTAGCGTAGTCTCCGCCTGTTGCCTTATATGCAGCTGGACCCTGAGCCGCGATGAATGACTGGAGACCAGCCGCTGTCGCTGCAACGCCTGTTGCCTGTGTTCCTGCAGATGTGAAGTATGCGATAAGTGCGTTATCTGTTGCCTTCTCGTATCCCTTACGCATTTCATCAAGAAGAAGTGTCTCGAACGCTGGGTTTGAGAAATCTAGAAGCTCGAATGAAACACGGTTAAGTGTTGAATACTTGCTTGCTGTAACTGTGTCATATGTTGATGTCATTCCTGTTTCAGATGGTGCAGCGCCTTCAGCTGTAACAGCTGTAGTTGGTGCAGTTCCCATCTTAGGAATTGTGAATGATAGTTGTGGTACAACACCTGCGCGAGTAACTGCATCAAAAGCTGGACGGCCTGAGAATGTAGTTGTATCGAACATGTTTAGGTGCGCTGGGAGCGTTAGACCTGTGTTGGTAGAAGTAGAATCATCCGCTGCTAAAACTGTACGGCGTGCTTCTTCATCTCCCATCGCTGCCTTGATTGATGCACCTAGGTACTGTGCAGATGTAATTGGAGCTGTGCGCTCACGTACTGTAAATGCTGCTGCAACTGTTGGGCGAGCCGCTTCTACTGCCGCTGCTTCAACTGCTGGAGCTTCTACCGGAGTTGTGGTTTCTTCCACTTTTTCGGGCTCGCTTTCTGGTTGGATTGATTCAGCTGGGATGACTTCCTCAGCTGCAATCTCTAGAACTTGAGCTGACTTAAAAGCTGGCTCGGTTACTAGAGAAACTTCTTTTAGTTTCGCACTTGAAACTACGATGTGACCATTACGTGATGGCTTTGATGCGATTACTTCCGCACCAACGCTAAGGCCGCTTACTAGGCCTTCTTGCGCAAGGATTAAACTTTCTGTACCGGCGTTACTGCGGCTTAACTTGAACGTCGCATAGATACCATCTGCGCGAGTTTCTGCAGCAATCATGCGGCCTACTGGCTTTTTCATGTCATGCTGTGATAGAAGCTTAATTTTAGAAATGTCTGAAATATCAATAGAGCCGGCTTCAAATACTACGCCGCCCATGTTTGTATGGCCTACTTCGCCTGTACCCATAGGTACGATTTTGCCGGAGATTTCGCGGCGTTCTTCGCTACATTCGATAGACGATGCTTCGATAATTAGGTGTTCCATTAGCTCATTCCTTCGCTGCCGTTAGGTGTTAGGTCTGTCATTTCCATAGCTTGCTCTGTTGTGATAAGACCAAGAGCGAGCATCTTTTCGATTGCCGCTAATTCTGTTAGTGGGTCTTGCTTCAAGAATGTATCTTGAACTGCAAATTTTACTTCGTGTCCAGCGGTGCTTACGTCATCCATGCTGAGTCTGCTAGAAATGCACTGAATGTAAGGCTCGATGGATAGTGCATAAAATTGCTTGCGCTCATCTTGGACATTTGAATAAGTCATGCTCTGGTTATCTTCACTTGATAGGAGATAAGCCGGAATGTTTGTTAGTCGCGCAATTTGCGTAGAAAGTGAACGAATTGCATCTTGGTACATCATGTCTTTAGGTGAGAACGCTACTGCGTTATATTCTAAAGT